GAAATCGAACGCTTGGAAGGAGAAGACTCCACGAACCCCAACTATGTGCAATATCAGTGGAACTCTGCCGGAATGACGTTTGAAAATTGGCAGGTTTGCCATTTCCGTATTCTCGGAAACGACAAGTACATCCCGTACGGCACCTCTATCCTTGAGCCTGCCCGCCGCATCTGGCGCCAACTGACGCTTATGGAAGATGCGATGATGGCGTATCGTGTTGTTCGGTCTTCCGAGCGCCGAGTGTTCAAGATCGACGTAGGCTCGATCCCCCCACAAGATGTCGAGCAGTATATGCAAAAGATTGTAACACAACTCAAGCGCCATTCGGTAGTAGATCCTAGCACAGGTAGAGTGGACCTTCGTTATAATCCGATGAGCATCGAAGAAGATTACTTTATTCCAGTGCGCGCTGGCTCTGTCACTGACATTCAAAGTTTAGCCGGCGCACAGAATATTACACAGATTGACGATATTAAGTATCTGCGCGATAAACTGTTCTCTGCGTTAAAGATTCCCCAAGCATATCTTGCCATGGGCGAAGGAGCAGCAGAAGATAAGACCACACTCGCACAGAAAGACATTCGATTTGCACGCACAGTCCAGAGGCTTCAGCGCGTTATTATCGCTGAACTAGAAAAGATATCTATTATTCATCTTTATACTTTAGGATTCCGCGGCGACGACCTGTTAAGCTTCAAATTGGCACTCAACAATCCGTCCAAGATTGCAGAGCTTCAAGAAGTGGAACACTGGAAAGCTAAGTTTGATATTGCCGGCGCAGCCACCGAGGGTTACTTCTCTCGTCGTTGGGTTGCTGATAACATCTTTGGCTTGTCTCACGAAGAATTCGCGCGAAACCAGAAAGAAATGTATTACGACCGTAAGCACGATGCAGCACTCCAAGCTGTTGCCGAAGGCGGCGAAGCCGCAGCAGGCGGCGGAGGACTCGGCGGAGGACTCGGCGGAGGACTTGGTGGTGACCTCGGTGGCGGTGACCTCGGGGGAGATGATCTTGGAGGCGGAGACGATCTGGGCGGTGATCTGGGCGGTCCGGAAGAGATGCCGGCAGGTGATGCTGGTGGAGGCGCCGAGGGCGGAGGAGAAGAGTCTCCACTTCTCGCAGTTCCCCCGGGATCGCGAAATGAGCCCCGTCTTACTCCGGGCGCAAAGGGGAAAGTATATCACCCCACCACTATCGATCAGCGAAAGGCTGGAGCCCGAAAACGCTCAAATGCCGCTAAATATTCTAGAGAAAAAGCCAGCGCCACACTGCGAAACGTTTTCCCCGGCGCGGAGATCAACAAGATCCCCAGCGCAGCAGCAGGGATTTACGAGCAAGAACAGTCTATTTATAACTTGAGAGAACAAACCGAAGAAGATAAGTTGTTTAACATCAATGATTCTCTTAGGGTATTGATCCAAGATTTAGAAAATAAAAAATTATTAACGGAGCAGAAGAAAGATGAAGACAAAACATAATAAAAAAAGAAACACCGCTTTTGTTTATGAAGCCTTAATCAAAGAAGCTACATTGTCGATAATCAAAGGAGACGCCGAGCGAAAGCAGAGCGTTGTTAATGTGATTAAGAAACATTTTGGAGCCAAGACCATTCTGAGAAAAGATTTAGAGTGTTACCGCTCATTATATGAGAACCAAAACCTAACCAAAGAAACATCCGAGAAGATCCTGCGCGAAGCCAAAATGCAAAAGATGCTTGTAAACCCTGCAGGACTCTTCGCTGCTCAGAGTGCAATGATTCATGACGTCAATAAAGAAATTGACACCAAGGTCTTTAACAATTTTGTTCCCAATTACAAAACTTTAGCTACCATCGATCAGATTTTTAATATCAAAACTGATCCGAAGAGTGTAATCATGCTCGAAAACGAAATCGTCACCAACATGACACAGGCAGCACCAGACAACACAGAGCCCGAACCAGTTGATAAATTACTCCTTAATACGTTTGTCACAAAGTTTAATGACAAGTACGGAGAGAGTCTCCGCGAAGAGCAACAGCAGCTTTTAAGCACCTATATCTCGTCTTTTGTTGATAATTCTCTTGCGCTTAAAATGTATCTTAACGAAGAGATTGCGCGGCTTAAGCAAGAATTAGAGGGCGCCTCCGCGACCGAGTGCTTTAAAGATGACGAAGTAATGGTACAGAAGGCTAATCAAGTAGTCGAAAAGCTGAACAAGTTTGCGCAAGAGCCTCCCTCTGATGCAGTGTTGTTCACCGTGCTTAAAGCACAAGAATTAGTAGGGGAGATCTATAACGATGGCGCTGACGATTAAGATCGGAAGAGGACACCAGTCGGCAGTCGTCCGATTGGAAATGGATTTGCGAAAGAGTCTCAACGGAGATCTCATGATTTTTGATCATGGAGATATCGACATTGTGTTGTCTCCCTCTAAAAATAAAATTGTAGCATTTCCCAAAGAGACGATGAATGATATGGTATATGGTGCACAAAATCGTCTATTTGCCCACTTGCGCAAAAAGGGACTAGTGATCCCAGAGTCAATTCAAGCCGGAGCCTTTTACGGCTCGTTTGAGGCGACAATGGAAGAGCCGTTTAAAGAGAGCCTGAATGCGGCTAAGTTCACACTTATCAATATCTCGAACTTTATTAACGAAGAACGTCCGTACTTTGAAGCCACAGAAGCGATTGTCTCGATGACGGACGACGAACTGACGCACCCAGACAACACAGACTCCACCGAGTTAGGCGAGGTACCTCAATCAACTGAGAAGGGCTCGATTCGACCCGGCTTTACCCGAGATCCCTATTCCTTAAACTATCTATATACAATCTAGGAGAGAGCAATGTCAGAAATGCATTTAATTATGAATGGGTGGCGAGGTTACCTCCTCCAAGAGTATAAGAACCAAACGCTTTTTGAAGACACAGCATATATTGCGGGCGTACTTGGGATCGTACTCCCTCTTACTGAGTCGGGCAATATTGCCCCTCTAAGCGAAGAACTTAAAAAACAAATTCTGCATGAGCAAATGTTGTTTGAATCCTTTTGGGATGACGCGGTCCAAACGGTTAAGGACGCCGCCGGAAAAGTTGCCGGCAAGTTTATCGACGCTGCCGAGGGGATTAAAAAGTTTGGCAAAGAAGGTTGGGCTATCGTAAAACAACTGTATCGAGTTGCAACAAACCCAGATCTAATTCCCAATTTCACGGGCGCCATATGGAAAGTAAATTTAAGACACAAGTGGCGCACCGGTCTAAAGCCCATATTGGAAGATTTAATACAAAGATTGCCGACGTGGGATATGCCCAACTTTGCTTCTATCGCACAAAGAGCCTTAGACACTATAAATAAAGTAATCGAGTCGGTTAAATCCCTGTCAGGATGGAAGAAGGCAATCGCCACTGCTGGATTATCCATAGGGTTTACGTGGATATGGGAAAAGGTTAAAGATTTTATAGAAGGCTATAGAACGTGGAGTAAAAAGCTTGAATCGGATGAGAGTGAAGGAATGGCAGAACAGTTTAAGACTTGGCTCAAAGCCGCAGTCAACAGCACCTTTTTAAATGTTTTAAAGACTCAGTTTGTTGGAATGGTAGAAAAACTCATTTCAGTATCTACGGGCGTCAAGGGATGGTGGGATGCAGCAGTCTCTGCAGTCGGCGGCGTCCAGTTGGTTATCAAAGCCCTCGGCACTTCTTTATCGAGATTCTCGCGCTACACGGGCGGTGGAAAAAAGATAAACCTTAGCAAGTACACTGCTGCTACAACTTAAACATTAGGAAACAAAATGGAATTATTGACATTTGTCTTGTGTGCCTACGGGCTCACTCAAATTTTAGTATATAGCGATCTACCCGCTTTACAAAAATTACGCCCCCCAAAGGACGCCGCCGGCGGCTATGGCAAGGTATTTCACTGCCCTATGTGCATGGGATTTCACGTCGGATGGCTTTTGATGCTGCTTTCCCCATACACAGAACTATTTAGTTTTGACGTTTCCGTATTCAATTTCTTCCTTCTTGGATGGTTATCTTCGGGAACATCCTATATATTAAACATGGTCTTTGGAGACAACGGAGTTAAACATGAACACAAATACTTGGACAAATAAATGGATGCTGCAGCCCGTTAGGCGTTGCTGCAAAGGATCCTAACTGTGGGTCAGAAGTTACTTAGAGAATATTATGAACTCTGCGAAGGCGGCATTTGTCAAGACTTGCTGACTGAAGAAGAGAAGGCATATGTCGCTGATGGCGGCATGTACCTTACTGGAATTATTCAGAAAGCAGACACAGTTAACGGCAACGGTCGAGTTTATCCTCACAAGGTCCTCATGCGCGAGATAAAGAACTATGAAAAATTAGTTAGCGAGCGCCGAGCTTTGGGAGAGTTGGACCACCCTGACGACTCTGTGATCAACCTTAAGAACGCGTCCCACATGATGACCAAAGTTTGGTGGGACGGCAAAAATGTGATGGGCAAAGCCAAAGTGCTCGATACTCCGTCCGGTCAGGTCTTAAATTCCCTAGTGAAAGCCGGCGTAAGCATCGGCATTTCGTCTCGGGGAATGGGTTCTGTATCGGAATCCGCCGGCAACACAGTTGTTGAAGACGATTTCCAGCTTATCTGCTTTGATTTTGTATCTGAACCTTCCACGCCCGGCGCCTTTATGATGAAAGAAGCTAAAGGATACACCAACAGAGTGTTCACCAAAGCGGACCGCATCAACAGATTATTAAACGAGGTACTTGAAGATGAGTGACTGGAGTAGTTTTAAAGACGCTAAAAAGCGCAGCGACGCATGGAAAGGCTTTTTAGCCGAGAGTGTTGAGCCTAAGATCAAAGAAGATGTTCCTCTTGATGAGTTTTTCGGAAAACTTAAGTGGGGAAAGACCGGAGGAAAACACGGACTTAGCTATGACAAGCATCAATATACAGGCGATCTGGTATGCAAGCCGGGCGACAAATGTGCCGGCGGCGATGGAGAGGAAGAGGGCGCAGGCAACGAGCCTGAAACTTATAACGCCGACGACGTAGCTGCTCTTTATAAGGCAATTGACGACATCCGTCGAATTTTAAACGTAGAAGTTAAGCGCGATGTATTATATAACGAACTTGAAGACCTTATTACAAACCCTCAAGGAAATAATTATACAATCGAGGAACAATCAATTCACAAGGCATCTGTAATTCTTAGCCGGATGCCCAAGTTG